GAAGCGAAACATGATTGACCGAAGTGAAGTTCTTATATTTCTTGGTCAACTGTTCCGTTGTAATGATATAGTCCATAGAAACATCTCCTTTCGATGCTTCTATGGTACAACTTCAACCTGACATCTACATTCTCCCGTCCTTACTTTTACCTTACTTTTCAAGGAACAAGAACGCAGAATGGACAGCCCATGATATAATAGAAACAAATAAAATCAGATTGGAGAAACTGCTATGGATAATTCCTTTTTACATACTAAAAGGCTCCTGTTGGTAGATGATGAACAGGAACTATTGAAAATGGTTTCAGATATATTGAAAGATGCAGGATTTGAAACTGTCCTTACCGCAATGACGGTCAAAGAAGCTATTTTGACCGCAAAAGAGGAAACTCCCGATTTAATTGTTTTGGATGTCATGCTGCCGGATGGGGATGGCTTTTCTCTGATGCAGCATTTCCGCACTTTTACCAATGTGCCGATCATTTTCTTAACAGCAAAGGACGAAGCGGCAGACAAATTATCGGGATTGGGGCTTGGTGCAGATGACTACATTTCTAAGCCCTTTATGCCGCAGGAACTGTTACTGCGTATCTATGCGGTACTGCGGCGGACCTACAAAGAGGATTCACCGCTGCTTGTTTTGGATGGATGTACGATTGATTTCAGCCGGGCCGAAGTCCATAAGGGCAGCGAAATTATCTCCCTGACAGCCAAAGAACATACTTTACTTGAAACTCTTGCCCGTAATGCTGGAAAGATTGTTACCGTAGATGCGCTTTGTGAAGCCCTCTGGGGGGATAATCCTTTTGGCTACGAAAACAGCCTCAATGCTCATGTCCGGCGCGTCCGGGAAAAAATTGAAACCGATCCATCAAAACCCGTGTCCCTAATAACCATTAAAGGATTAGGCTATAAGCTGATAGCAAGGAAGTGATGTCATGAAATCATTCGGAAGTTATATATCTAAATATCTTGTGTCGTTCGTTGCCTTTATTCTGATATTGCTTTTTCTTAATGCAGTAGTATTCGGTCTGACTTTTCAAAAGATTGTGACCGAGGATTATGGCGATTCATCCCCGCAAGCCATGTTGGAAATGACTGCTACCGCCGCTACACCGGAACAATTATCGGATGAGGCGGTGCAAATGCTCCGACAGAATCATATTTGGGCGATCTACTTGAACACAGATGGTCAATGTTATTGGTCGGTTGATTTGCCGGACAATGTGCCGAAAAATTACACAATTCAAGATGTCGCACTATTTTCAAAAGGGTATATTGAGGATTACCCGGTTTTTATTTGGAACACCGATGATGGGTTGTTGGTGCTGGGCTATCCCACAGACAGCTACACAAAACTCACCAGCAATTACTATTCCATTGCAGCACTTCAACGACTCCCCATCTTTGTGCTGGGGATGCTTGGCTTGGATTTGCTGTGCCTCTTTTCAGCCTATTACTTTTCCAAACGCAGAATCATTCACAATACCGAACCGATTGTGTCCGCTGTGAAAACTTTGGCAGACGGAAAGCCAGTTTCACTTCATATCAGCGGAGAACTATCGGAAATTGCAAGCAGTGTAAACAAAGCTTCTTCCATTTTGAATAGGCAAAATGAAGCGCGGGCGAACTGGATCAGCGGAGTTTCCCATGACATCCGCACACCTCTCTCCATGATTATGGGGTATGCGGACCGTATTGCAGAAAGTAAAGCTGCCAGCAAGAGCATCCGTGAACAGGCGGAAATAGTACGGAAGCAAAGTGTAAAAATCAAAGAGCTGGTGCAGGATTTGAATTTAGTATCGCAGTTGGAATATGAGATGCAGCCGCTTCATAAAGAGATGGTTCGCTTATCCAAACTACTGCGATCCTATGTAGCAGACCTGTTGAATACAGGAATTTCCGATAGCTACAACATCGGAATTAAGATCACTCCTGACGCCGAAAATGCTGTGTTGGAATGTGATGATGACCTTGTCCTCCTGCTGCTCCTCTGTTGCCTTGTCCGGCTCTGTATTCGCCCCATTTTCGCCATTTTCCTGTTCGGTCGGTGGATTTGTCGCCTTATCCTCATTTGAGGCATTCTCGTCGTCCTCTGCGTTCTTCTGCGATGTTTCCTGCTCATTGTCTCCGGTTGCAAGTTCGCTCACATCGTCATTGACCGTTGTCATTTCCTTGAGTGTCTCTGCGTCTACTGTTCCGGTCTTGTTTCCGTCCGCATCGTATGTGTTGACACTGCCGTCCGGATTTGTCTGCAACGCTCCCTCCGGAACATCATCCGTGAGCGAACCGATGACCTTTCCGGTTTCATCCCAAACAACGAGGCTCTCGTCCTTTGCTGCTGCCCTTAATGCTGCATCAAGTTTCTTGTACTCTTTGCAGTCCTCTTTCTTGAACTCTGTTCCTTTGCCTAAATAGTATAACATGTTTATTCCTCCTGCTATCTCAAAATTCTATTGACTTCGTTCTGAACTGCCTTTGCATCATATCCCGCTGCTGCGAGGCGGTTTGTTCTGTCGCTACCGTTTCCCCACTTTCCGTTGATGACCTCTTTCGCTACTTCATTGATGCTTTTGCTCGGTGTCGTTGCATTCCCTTTCAAAATTCTGTTGACTTCGTTCTGAACTGCCTTTGCGTCATATCCTGCTGCTGCGAGGCGGTTTGTTCTGTCGCTACCATTTCCCCACTTTCCGTTGATGACCTCTTTCGCTACTTCATTGATGCTTTTGCTCGGTGCTGATGTTCCGGACGCTTTTGAACCTGTTGTCAGATTTGTCGCAACGTGAGCGTTGTCGTTGAGGAGAATGTCTCCCGCAAATAAATATGCATCCGATGTCAGATATTTGCTTTCTGTCAGCACCTCGAATCCTGCTGTCTTGAGTGCTGCCCGCAGGTTTCCAGTATAACAAGCCGTACTCACCTTTTTCAGTGCGTCAATTCCCAGTCTGTAACCTGCTCCCTTTACGATTGCAGCGACACCGGATGAACAGTCTGCCTCACATGCGACTGTAATCTGTGCAGGGTCGTAGTTGGAATCTGCAAGGTTCGTCCAAAATGTACCCCTCTGTGACTGGTCATATCCTATGAGGTTGTTGTTTGCTGCTGCCTTTGCCATGCTTGCAATCATCGCTCTCACATCCGCATTCGGATGACGGAGAACACATTTCCACGGTCTGTTATACCAATTTATTACCCGCCATTCTGTACCTGTCTGGTCTCCTGCTTTTCCTCCGGAATATCTTCCGTTTTCATCATGTCCGCAATTTGAAATCATTTGTTTTCCTCCTTGTCAAAATCGTCTGCTTTGAATCCGCACAATTCCGGATTCTTTTCTTGTATCTTGTCATATATCATCAATCCCGCCACGATTAGAGGTGTACACCACCACATCACCGCAGCAGGAATTGAAATGATGAATCCGGTCAACCTTGTTATGTGTTTCCCGAATTTTGCCTCGTCCGTGTCAGAATAGCAATCCCCGTATTCTCTCATTTCTTCCCGAATTTCTCTGTCTAAATCAAAAGAAATTTTCCAAAAATACAGATTTACCGCCACCCATACGATGACAGCGACGATTGCATATATCAGCACGATTGTGTGTGCGTTTCCGGTTGCGAAATCACATATCCTTTTCAACCGTTTCACCTGCCTCACCGCTCACAAGCGTCTGCATCGCTTTGTTGTTCTCAAGCATCTTTTTCATTCTCTCAAGTGCCTCGTCGACCATCATCGAAAAAGCCTCAAAAGAAATCACTCTCGCAAGCCATGTGAACCGTGCGACGAACATATCATATACATATCGCAGTTTGATTTGACCTGTACCGCCTCCCAGTTCCTTTTCTGCCTTTGTGACTGCATAGAGCAGCCATTCTCTCACTTTGTTCAACTGTTTGTCTGACGGCATTTTCACGAAAACATATACTGCATATCCTCCCGCTGCACATACTGCAATCAGACCCACAATCACAAACCAATTCTCGACGATGTATTTCATCCTTGTACCTCCTCGTCATCCTGTTCCGGTTCGTCATTGTGTTGTATTTCTCCGTTTGACTTTGTTCCCTTGACCGTTTTCACGGACTTAATGAGTGCCATCGCCCCGCCCTCGACTGATAGAAAACGGAATACATTCTCAATCAGTGTCGACGGTTCTGAACCCATCCGCAAAAACACAAATATCATCACGACTGTAAAGATAAATGCTGCAAGAATCAAAGTGAATACAACACGTTTCATGAACAGACCGGACACCTTTTTGTCATGTCTCTCTTTTCGCTCCCTTATCCGGTACATTCTTTTCAGATGCCGGATTCTGATGCGTCGTTCCTGTTCTGTCATTCTCATGTATTGCCTCTTTTCTGTGAGGTTGATTCTTGCCTGTTTCCTGCCCTCCTGTTATCGGTCGGAATGCTGTTCTCCGTCCAGTCTCTTGTGATAACTCTTGAGTGACTGTTCCACAATGACAACACGCTCTCTCAACTGTTTCATCTCCTCACGGTTCTCTCTTGATTCCCGTTTGATGTCCTTGATGTCGTCTGCGATCTTGTGTATATCTGCATTTTCTCCGGAAAATAGCCTTTGTCTGCATACTTCTCCGGCAGGTCGTAGAACACGAATCCCTCAAGGTCATCACTCCCCCAGTCCTCGGACATGGTATCAAACACCTTGTATTTGTCCTCGATGCTCTCTGCCGTCTGTGTCATTGTTTCCGGATTCTGTATCACTTCCGCTTGCGTCGTCTCCGGTTTTTCCTCCTGCTGCTCCGGTTCTTTGACATTGAACAATATCACGCAAAATCCTATCAGTAATACCGCAATCAATGTGATGTGAAATGCATTATATAAACCTGCTCTTTTCAATGCCCGTCTTATCCGTCTTATTCGTCTTTTCACCTGTCGACCTCCTTTTCCGCATTCGTGCATGTATATAAAACATGCAGTTAAAATCGTTGTAGTACACTGCTGCATTTGTGAAATCCATGTCCGGATACCACTTTTTCAATATCTCCGGAATGGAATCTCTGTCCTTGACCATCTTGTCAACGAATGAGCCTATTTTTTTATAACTGCCTCCCGCTGCCGGACGTTTAGAATGAACGACCTTGATTCGTGGGTCTCTCAATCCCTGCGAACTGTTCCATCTCTTTTCCGACGGAACACGGTTCTTTTCCTCGACGATATAATTCGCCATACCGGACAGACCGTTTTCGTCCGTCTGCAATCGGCGAACCTCATTCCTGCTTGACTGTTTCCAACAGGATTCAACCGTCTCTATGTCTAACGCTCCATCCATGACAATGTGATGATGCCATCTGATTTCCGCATCCGGATTGTATGCGGTCACATAGACATATTTCGCATTCGGGAGACCTCTCT